GAAATATGGCGGTGCGTCGCATGACACCAACCTCTTCACGATTCAGCCGACCAGCGGCAACATCCTGCTCGGCACGACCACCGACTCCTCCAACGGTCGGTTGCAACTCGCCACGCACACGACCGGCACGGGCGGCATTGGATTCGGCACCGACACTGTTCTCTATCGCAGCTCGGCGGGTAATCTCGTCACGCAGTCAAATAGTGCTGCCCCAGCTTTCTTCTCCGTTCTTGCGAACGGCACCTATGGTGGAGGCTCAGGTTCCCTGATACTCGGTTCGCAGGGAAGCGGCGGACGAGCTTGGAACATCGAAAGTAGCCCGGTCGCCGGAACCTACGGTAGTGGTCTTCACATTTGGAATGTGACTGATGGGCTGATCGCTTCGTTTGGTGCCACAACCAGGATCAACCTAGCCACAGTCTCCACCAACACCACGAGCGGCTCGCTCGTGAACAACGGCGGGTTCGGCAATGCGGGGGCTGCGTGGTTCGGCGGCGGCGTAAACTCCCTCTCTTCGTCCGGTATTGCCCTGTATCACGCAAGACAGGTGGGCGGGGCGTTCACTTCTGCAATCCCGATGTTCGATGCGCTCTCCGAGAACACGACCACAAGCGCGGCCAATCACATCATCGGCGGCTCGCGGTCTGGCGATACCACGCACAGATTCATCGTCTCGGTCGATGGCACGATGAATTGGAGTTCAGGTGCGGCGGCTTATGACACGGGGCTGTATCGCAGCGCGGTTGGAACGCTGCGCACGGACGCCGCGCTTTCCGTAGGAACCACCGGGACGTTCGGCGGTTCGCTTAACGCGGTCAGCACAACGTCTACGCCCTCGATCACCGGACGAGACAACGGTGCGGTCGCGGTCGGCGGAGCCTTCGCTATTACTAGCAACGCAAACGGTGACAAATGGCGATGGGGTCTGCGTGACTCCGGTGGCGCGCTCACGGACAACCTGACGTTCTCCGCATTTAACGGCACGATTTGGAACAGTTGGTTCTCGATCAACAACACGACCGGCGTAACAACGCACAATGCCTCGGGCGACCACCTGTTCGGCAACAGTGTCGCCAACAACTCGATCACCGTCACGCGCACCGGGGCCAACGCCAGCTCGCTCTCGCTCCAAGCCTTCACCGACATCCCGGCCATCAACTACGTCGGGACAACGCAGGCTCTGCGATTCATAGCCAACGGCACCGAGCGTTTCCGTCTCTCCCCCAATCATAATCTCCTCATCGGCACAACGACCGACGTTGCTGGCAGCAACGGTCTTGTCGTTACGGGCACAATCGCCCAAGGCGGCGCAACGATCTCGACCAATCAGGCCGCGTCCTTCCGTCTGATCTCTGGCCCTACCACAAACATCTACTCGAACAACGCCGCAGACATGGCGGGCTCCGGGGGTATTAGCGTCAACACCTACGGCGTAGCAAAATGGACCGGCTTCAGCGCGGGCGGAGCCGGTCAAGGACTTTGGGGCACGTCAAGTGATGGCGGTATGCGGGTCGCCAGCAGTGGCGGCGGCTCCGTATTTTTCGGGCAGATGTCAAATCTGCCGTTCACAAACGCAACGTCCACATTCACAGAATACGGACGGATCAGTAGCACTCAAATGGTGATTAACGCCAACACCGCTTCCACTTCCACCACGAGCGGCGCACTCGTGGTTACGGGCGGTGCGGGCTTTGGTTCAGCGATCACGCTGCCCGCGACTGGCGTGCAGATGCGATTCTTCAACGGGAGCGGCATCAATGACGTAATCACGACAGGCACAATCGACGGGAACACTGGACCGGCGATCAACCCGTTTCACGGAGTTCAGATCAGCAGAGGCACTGGCTCAGGTGCGACCTTGTTCGACGTGTTCGACAACACCGGGACGTTTCCCACCAACTCTTACGTCCGCGTTCGTAACGCCACGGGCACAATGTTCTCGCTCCTCGGCGCGGGCGGCACGGCCAGTTTCACTCCGCTCCCCCGCACGAGCGGTGCCGCTGCGTATTTCACGGTCTCCGCACCCGCTGACACAACACAGACGGCTTCCACCGAGGCCATCGGTGTCCGGTTCAACGGTGCAAGTCGTCAATGGGCGACCGGTGCCCTTACGCTTCAGCGTGAGCACGTTCTGAGCGCCCCCACCAACACCTTCGTCGCGGCTTCCACGATCACGACCGCGGTGAATCTCGACGTAGCCGACCCGATTGCCGGAACCAACGCGACGCACACAAACAACTTCGGCATTCGTGCCAACCGTATTCAGGTCACCAATCAACTCGTTTCCACACAGGCCACCGGCACGGCACCCTTCGTCGTCGCGTCCACGACCAATGTGGCCAACCTCAACGCCTCATCGCTCAACGGTGCGACCTTTGCCGCCCCCGGCGCGATTGGCAGCACTACGGCGGGAACGGGAGCGTTCACCTCATTGTCGAGCACCCTTCCAATACGTAACGGAGGTCTCGTCCGCACGACCGCCGACGTCGTCGTCACCAGCAACACAACTCTCGCCAATGTCGCCGGTCTTTCGGTCACCCTAGCCGCCGCGACCAACTACAAGATTCATGCTTGGATACCGACCACCGCCGCCGCTGCGGGCGGTATCAAGGCGTCACTTGGTGGCACGGCCACCGTCACTTCTATGGTGTATGAAGGCAGCATCGACAACGGAACAAAGACCCGTGCCTCCGCCCTCGGAACCGTTGTGGCGACTTCAGCAGCGGCAACCGCCGGGACCATTGAAATCAAGGGGACCATCACATCTAATGCGGCAGGAACACTTACTGTCCAGTTCGCACAGGACACGTCCAACGCTTCGGCGTCCACCGTGCTCCGTGGTGCGTTCCTTGAAGTGCTCCAAATCAACAACTAATTTCCCTCCGAAACAAAAAAATGAAAAAATACATCCTCACACTACTCGTTCTCGTCTCCGTGGCCTTCGCCGCCACTGCGCCCACCCGCACAGTCCTGTCCACCACCACCAAGGCGGGCAACACCGTCACCGCCTACGTTGGGCGCGTGCAAGGGGAGCCCGCTGACGACGGTTCGTTGACCCTCACCGTGTTCCCCCTTGTGGTTAAGACGGACGCCGAGGGCACCGAGATTTCACGGGAGTTGTCCGTCAACGCGGCGTTCACGATTACCCTTACCCCGGAGCAGTTCGCCGGGTTGAGCGTGGCGGTTAAGGCGGCGTTCACCGCCGACCAAGCCGCCAAGTTCGCCCCTCCCGCTCCCGCTCCCGCGACCCCGTGAGCTTCACCACCCAGCAACTCGCGCTCGCCCTTTACTCGGTCAACGTGCCTGCGCACGTTTTCCGCTGGAAGGACGACTTCTACGACGGCCTGTCCGCACCGTGGGTCCGTGAGGCGTGGGGCTATTGGGTGGCGTCAATGCAACCGGAACTCACCGAAGTGATGCACATCGGGGGTGGCAAAACCGAACGCCGCCCCCTTTGGCGTCCACAGTTCTACGACTGCGACAATCACGCCTTCTCGTTTACGGCCTACGTCATTGACTGTTGTGCGGTCGATTGCCTACGCACCGGACGCATTCGGGGTGGCACTGCCTTCGGTTCGATCGATTACACCGCGAACTCCGAACGGCGTAAAGGCCGACACGCGGCGATCTGGTTCGCCGACCATGACAAAGTCATCCGGTTCTTCGAACCCGCTGATGGTGTAGAAGTGGCGCTTACCCTCGCCGAGCGGGCAAGCATTACCGAAGGATTCGCAGCATGAAAACATTACTTGTGGTCATCCTGCTGCTCTCCGGTTGTGCCACCCCCACAGACTCCCGAGACCCGGCGTTTATCCGCCGGGCGCCCGTTAAATCCCTACCCTTACCATAGGGAGGGGGTTGTCTTCAACCGGGTTGGTGTAACCGGTTGACGATCCCCATCGGGCGCACCATTGATGGGGTGCTCGGTAAACAACAACACCACACCAATATGAAATCCTGGAAAACCACACTGTCCGGCGTCGCCACCATCCTTGGCGGAGTAGCCGGTGCCATTAAGCTCTACCTCAGCGGCAACGTCGGGGAAGCCATTACCGTCGGGTTCACTGCCATCACTACGGGTATCGGCCTGATTGCCGCCCGTGACAACAACGTCTCGTCCGAACAAGCCGGAGCCAAGTAACGTGTCAATCTCCGCTATTGCCGGAGTGTTGGTGGCAATCGCCAAAGCCACTCCGGCAATACAACGGACAATTGATCTTATCGTTGCCGCCTATATCCAACAACGGGAACAAGCCAACCGTGATGCACAAACAAACAAAAACGACCGCAATCGTGCTCTTGTGTTTGGTGTTGGCCGGGTGCCAAACCTCTGTAGCACCTGCCCGTATTCCCGAGAAACCGGAGGACAACACCCTACGGCTCTCCCGACATCCGGAGTTTCAGGCGGCGGCACGGGTGGCACCCAACCTCATCCTTGAGACATTCGAAACCATTACCCGACTGGAAACGGAAAAAGCCAACCGCAAATGACAACGGCCACACGCGAAAAGTTCTTTACGTTCAACCTCGGGCATCTGCTTACGTTGTTAACCATCTTGGCCAGCGTAGCGGGACTCTTTGCCGCCTCCGCCAGAAGTGATGAACGCCAAGAATCGCGGCTGGGTTATATCGACAACAAACTCAGCGACCACGCTGCCGTCATTGCTTTACACACTGACGCGATTGCCAAGCTCGACAAGTTAGGCACCACCAGAAGCACGGCAAACCTTGCCAACGACAACGAGCGTATCTCACTCCTTCAGCGTTCGGTGGCAGACCACGAAGTCCAGTTACGTCAGCTCGCAGTAATGGCCAATGACCTTGCTTGGATTAAAGATGAAATGATACGCCGACGAAAAGAGCCGTGAACCTTGGTGACTTAAACTACCCGTGCACGATTTACCGTAACCTGCCCACCGCGGGTCTCGGCGGAGTAGTTGTGGACAACTTTACCGTCTTTGCCCGGTTGTTTGCCACAAAGAAGGAGGTCAGTTCGTTTGGCGTTATTACCAGCGCACGCGACGCCAACCAAACCGAAAGCATCTTCGTTACGCGATGGGTTCCCGGTATTGCCACCGGAATGAAACTCGTGGTTGACGAGAGGGAGTATTGGATCCAACGGGCGGACGAGATGGGTCGCCGGGAGGGTTGGAAAATCTACGCGAGGGAAATCACATGATCATTTCCGGTATGTCCATGTCCGGTTATGAATCAATTAACCGGAACCTCGAGCTCTTAACACGCGGCGTGCGGGACAAACATCTTAAGCGTGCAATGAAAGCCGCGGTGGACCCAATAACTTCGGTCGCGAAAGCACGGGTGCGGCGCAAGACCGGGGTTATGGAAATGTCGATTGATTCCAAGATATCCTCCAAGGGTAGCAGGGGTGAGAACGTGAAGGCGTATATCGGCCCACGCACGGGCATCCGCGTCCCGATCGGGAAGGACAAGGGTCTTGGCACGGGCAAAACGGATATCCCAACCCGTCGCGCCCACCTGCTTGAGTTTGGTCATAACATCGTTAAGAACGGGAAGGTCGTGGGCCGGGTGCCACCAAAACCGTTTATGCGTCCGGCGTGGGACGTCGCCGGCGGGACGGTAGCCCTTAACCGGTTTAGCGATGCCCTTACCGCCGGTCTGGATGCTGAAGTGTCCAAGTTACCCACTTCACCATGAGTGCCTACTCGCTAAAAGAAGCAATCAAACTTGGCCTGCTATCCAATGCGGCGCTTGCCGCACTGGTTGGGGACCGGGTCTGGTCACAGTTCGCGCCGGGCGAAGTTGTGGACAAGTTCTCCGTGTGGGTTGTGTATGAAGGTATGTCCGGCGGAGAAGTCGGCAGTATGGACGGAAATAACAACCTCAGTTACCCTCGCTTCCAGTTTACCGTCGGGGGTGCCGACCCGCTGGCAGTGAACGAGGTGTTTAACATCCTGCGTCTCCAGTTCAACGGCTACGAATACAGCTACACCGTGGAGGCGGTAACATACCGGGTTATATTTTTGCATCTTGACGACCGTGATGGCTGGGCGGATTCTTCCCGTCTTTACCGGCCAACGGTGGATCTCCAAATTTGGGCGGAAAATTAACCATTAAAGAAAGGATATAACATCATGGGAGTAGCTAAATCAGGATTCGGCGCCAAACTCGCTTACGAGGATACAACGCCGGGGACATACATCCCCCTCACCGGTGTCACCAAAATTCGCCCGTTCGCGAAGAAGGCTGACAGTATTGATTCCACCGACATGGACAGCACTGCCGGCACCCGCGAGAAGATCGCCGGGCTGATCGACAACGGTCAAGTCATGTGTGATCTGAACTACAACGAGAAAGAGGTCACCCACATCAAGCTCGAGACACTCGTCGGTGTGAAAACGAAATACCGTATGACGTTCGGTGGTGGCACTCCCAAGGTCGCCACGTTCGACGGGTTCCTTGACGGGCTCACCCCCGAGGTTCCATTGGACAACAAGCAGACCTGCTCGGCCTCCATTCAGATCAGCGGTGTTATCACTTGGACGTAATGTAACTTTGACCAACCTCCAAAACCATGCCAAAGTTCATTGCCCAACTGGACAAGCCCCGGGAGCTCCGTTACGACCTCGGGGCGTTTAGTCGCCTTATGCAGGAGCATGGCATTAACGCCATGCGTCCTTCGACCTACGCCGATTTCAACCCCCATCAAGGCTTGGCGCTTATTTGGGCCGGCCAATTACACTCTGCCAAGCCGCTTACCTTTGAACAGGTGGGCAAGGTTGTCCCCACGGACCCGGAAGGTTACATGGGTGTGATGGAGGTTGTGGCACGCGCACTCGCCTACGCACTCGGGGGGAAACCAAATGCCGATAAACCCGTCGGACCTTGATGAGTTCCGCTTGTGGGCACGTTTCCACCTTAACCTAACCGACACGGAGTTCTACGCCTTACTGCCGTTTGAATTTGTTACGCTGGTAAGACACTGGAACCACCAGCAGGAACGCGAAAAACTAACGCAAGCCAAACTGCAATACACGGTCGCCGCCTCACTTGGTGCCCGGGACGGCAACGGCAACCCTCTAACTCTTCGCCACTTTCTCGACCAACCAAAGCAAACCAAACCGAAACGTCGCCGCGGGGTTAACCCTTTGTTGGAACAGTTCCTCGGTGCCACGGCCAAACACGAACACGTCAACAAACCCGCAATCTAATGGCCACAAAGTCAATCGGCTCCCTGTTCATCGACATCGAGGCACGCACCGCCAAACTGGAAACGGACATGGCGAAGGTGCGGGGAATTGTTACCAGCACCAACACGGTAATCGGGAAGGAGTCGTCGGACGCTTGGAGTAAGTCCCGAAGTGCGGGTGAACAGAACCTTATCCAGTTGACTCAACGTCTGGCTGGTGCGTTGGCGTTGTTTACGTTCATGAAGTCCGAGATCCTTCATGTTGCGGCAAACATTGACAAGATACAGGGTATTCCTGCCATGACGGTGGCGTCGGTGCAGACAATGAACTCCAACCTAGCCGCTGCCCGACAGACGTTGGACGGTTGGATTGCGGGTGGGTTGTCCTTACTTTCACAAAGCATGGAAGCGATTGGGTTAACCATCGGCGCGGCTTCAGCGGAGTTTTTTGACTTCGACAAGGCGATGGTGTTAATGAACGACGCCACGAAGCTCACCGTTACCAACCTCGACGACGTAGCCCGGCAGTCGGACATTACCTACGACGACAAGGTGCGCGCCCGGGTATCCGCCTTGGCCGAGGCAAAGAAAGAGTCCGCCCGTGCGTCGTTGTCCGAAGCCCAACAGATTGTTGTTTTGCGTAACGAGACACAGGCGTATGAACTTTTTGCCAAGTCCAACTCGTTCAACACACTGGTTCGCACCGAAGCCCAGATCGAGGGCTTGCGTAAACTTGGTTTGGCCAACACCAAACTTCAGAACCAACAGACCAACTTGAAGCAGGCCGAGGTTGAGCTGACCAAGTCCTTAGGCGAGGCGGAACGTGTGTCTTTGTCCGGTCGTGAGCGTGTTCTGGCCTTGATGGAAAAACAGTCCCGGCTTCAAGGTGAACTAAGTCAACTCCGGATCAAAGATCCCAAACAACAAGACCCGCTTAGTAACGAAAAGCGTCTCGAGGTCACCAAGGAACTAACCTCAACCAACAACAACCTAAACCGGGCGTTGGAGAAACAGGGTGAAATGTATCGGGACATCGGCAACAGTGTGGCGGCGGGCTTCGGCGAGGCCATCCTCTCCGGTGAGAAATTAAGCACGGTGCTAAACAAACTGTTGGGCGACCTGCTGCGTATCATTCTCCAGCGTGCGATCCTGTCTCCCTTGGCGGATATGTTTACTGGCGGGCTCAAGAGTATGTTTAGTCCTGTCCCGGCCAAAGCAGCCGGCGGTCCAATGAACGGGTTAACCCTTGTGGGTGAGCGTGGTCCCGAACTGGTTTCCGGCATTGGCACCGTGTATCCCAACGAAAAGATTTCGGGGATGCTGGGCGGCACTGCCGGCAACACCTATAACATCGACGCCCGCGGTGCCGACACGGGTGCCGTCATGCGAATCGAGAATGCACTCCTCCATTTAGCCGGACCGGGTGTTGTGGAAAGACGGGCACTCACCGCGTCGGTTAACGCACAACAACGTCGCTCCCCGGTTGGAGCACGCTACTAAACTATGCCAATTGTTTATCCACTTCCCGCGTTACCGGCGTCGCCGACGTTCCGGTTTCTTAGTTTCACTCCGGTAACGATCGTAGGTGTATCCCCGTCGCTGTTTACCGGAAAGGAACAGGTGTTCGTCTGGCAGGGTCAGTGGTGGCGGGTGTCCGGACAGTTACCGCCCATGAACGGTAACGACGCCGATGCGTGGGTCTCCTGGAAACTGTCCCTCAATGGCCGTCAAGGGACGTTTTACCTTAGCGACGTGTCCCGCCGGACATCGCGAGGAAACCCCGTAGGATATCAGGTGGGGGCGGGTGCCGTGGCGAACAGCACGACCTTACCTCTGCAGGCCGGAACGGGTGCCTTCGTGGTGGCGGATTGGTTGTCAGTTGGCGACCGTCTCCACAAGGTAACCAAAGTGAACGCCGGCTCGGTGGATGTCTGGCCGCGCCTACGGTCGGCCTACGCGCAAGGGACCGTCGTGGTTACCACCAACGCGGCCGGGTTGTTCCGTCTGGCAAGCAATGACATGGCGTGGGATGTGGACAGCGCCCGCATCTACGGTCTCTCCTTGGAGGCTACCGAGGTATTACCATGAGCCGCACACTGCCCACCGGTCTTGACACGGCGCTGGCCCAACTCGAGGTTGCGCCGGTCTTCCTTGTCTATTTGGACTGGCCGACCGGACCGGTGCGCTGCTGGAACGGGTATCACAGCCTCGTGTGGGGTGGGTTCACTTGGTTGGGCACCGGCGACCTTGGCGGTATTTCGGACATTACGGAAACCTCCGACCTGTCCGCCAACGGCACGGTGCTAACCCTTACGGGTGTGCCGTCTGTTAACGTCGCCCAAGCACTCGCCAACAACTCCCAAGGGCGTTCGGCACAGGTGCGTTTTGGCGTCATTAACGGTAGCGGCTTTTCGTTGGACCCCTACCTCGTGTTCGACGGGCTAATCGACAACTGCTCCATTGTGGACGACGGCATCAACGCTACCATCCAAATCAATCTGGAGAAGGAAATGTTCGACGACCGGTCACAGTATTCCCGCTATACGGATCAGGACCAGAAGTTCCGGTTCCCTACCGACCGCGGTTTGGAATACACAGCCGGTCTAGCACTCAAGCAATTCACGTGGGGTAAGGCTACGGTAAATCCAAACAGTGACGCAGGTGGCGGAGGCGACACCGAAGGCCGGTCATTTGCCGACTAACATGAAGAAATCAAACTGGCCCTCCATCCTCGCCTGCTTCATAGAAGAGCACAGGCACAAGCCTTTCGTGTGGGGCGACAACGACTGCTGCCTGTTTGCGTGCAACCATGTTACCGTGATGGGTAACCCGGACCCGGCCAAGTTTCTTAAGATCCGGAAGAACGGGGTGGCGTGCTATCACGACGCCAAGGGTGCCCGGCGCGTTCTTAAACGGTTGGGCGGTATCCCGTCCATTGTGGACAAGGTTGCCGGGCATTACGGGTGGGTAGCAAATTCTGTCGCCAAAGCCCAACGGGCCGACTTGGTTGAGGCGTTGGTCGGGGGCTCCCCTACTCTTGGCGTTTGTGTTGGACAGTTTAGCGCATTTGTCGCACAACAGGGTCTTCTCTTTCACCCGACTATCAACTGCACCCGAAGCTGGAACCTTAACTGATGCCACAAGCAATCGCAGCAGCCATCGTTTACATTGCACCCACGGCCGGTGCTACCGCGTTCACCGTGGCGGCTACGGCCGTGTCCTACGCCACCGTCATTGGCTACGCCCTCACCATTACCGCGGCGATTGCCTACGGTGCTTCACAAAGTGCCAAACTGCGTAACGCGGGACGTGGGGTTGGTTTCGACTCGGGCCGTTCGGTTATGGCCCGGGACGCCATTGGACCCCGCCGAATTATTTACGGGGAGCTCCCCGTTTCGGGAACCATCGTGTTCATGCACACGTATGGTGCCAAAAATGAATATCTGTGGGTTGTGGTGGCGATCGCCGGCCGGGAAGTGGACTCCCTTGGTGAAGTTGTTTTCGACGGCGGTGAGGTCGTCCCGTTGGATGTTAACGGTGATGCCACCGGTAAATACGCCGGCTATTTCCATTTGGACAAGTTTACCGGAGCACCCGGCCAGAACGCGAACGCGAACATGGTTGCGGATATTCCGACGATGTGGACCAGTTTCCACAAGTTGTCCGGCATCGCCCACTTCGACATGAGGTTCAAATACAGCCCGGACCTCTTCCCCAACGGTATCCCCACCGTTACGGTTAAGACCAAGGGTTGCAAAGTTTACGACCCACGGGACGGAGCACAGAGCGCGACCAACCCGGCGACATGGGTATGGAGCGCAAACGCCGCGTTGTGTGCAATCGATTACATTCGTGACGCCGAGTTTGGGCGCGGTGTTCCGGCCTCCCGGGTAAACATGGCGTCGGTCATAGAGGCCGCAAACATCTGCGACGAGACAGTCATCTTGGATGTGGGTTCGGAGAAGCGTTACGAGACACACGGCACCGCCCTAAGCAACCAAGACTCCAAGGAGGTGCTTGTGGACATGATCGCTTCCATGGCCGGACGCTTTTCCGATGTGGGCGGTATCTGGTCGGTGAGTGCCGGTGCCTACCGGACGGCAACCGTGCCTGCGTTTACAGACGACGACTTGGTTGGGGCGTTCACGGTGCAGCCCCGGCAGTCCATGCGGGAGACATACAGTGGATGCAAAGGCACGTTTATTTCGCCCCTGAACAAATGGGCACCCGCCGACTTTGTCCCGCACAAGAACGACACTTACATGGCGCAGGACGGTGGTAAGCGCCGCTGGCAGGACGTGAACTTTGGTTTTGTGATTTCATCCGCACAGGCCCAACGTCTGGCAAAGATTTCGGTGGAGCGTGGTCGGCAGCAGATCATTATTACCGGACTCTATATGCTAAAGTCCTTTCCCGTCATGCCAACCGATACAATCCAAATCACCCGTGCCGCCCTTGGTTGGGTGGCCAAAGAGTTCGAGGTTCTTAAATGGACCTTCCGTCTGTTAACGTCCGCCACCTCCATCACACTGGCCGTCGAGTTAACCGCCCGGGAAACCGCACCGGGCGTGTGGGATTGGGCGAACGGTGAAGAAACCGCGGTTGACCTCGCGCCAAACACCAACCTCCCGGACCCGTCCGTTGTGGCGGTCCCAACCGGGTTGGCCGTGCTCACCGACTCCAGCACCGCGAACAACAACACGGGCAACTACCTGCCACGCGCCCGGGTAACTTGGAACACGCCAAACGATATCTATGTCGAGCAGGGTGGTAAGTATCGGCTCGAGTATAAAAAAAGTGCCGACGCTACTTGGATATTGTGGACCGAAGGTCGGGGTGACATCTTACTGGACTTTATTACCGACGTGCAGATCGGCACAAACTACGACTTCCGGTTGCAGTTCCAGAACCAGACGGGTGCCCGTAGCAACGTGGCGGGTGTCCCGGCTTACGCGACGGTTACGAACTACCCGATCGCCGGCGACAACTTAGCACCCGCAGCGGTTGGCAGTTTGGTTGCCGTTACCGGCACGGGTAAGGTCGTGTCTCTGGATTGGGATGACAGCACCGAACCCGACCTCGGTGAGTATGAAGTGCAACGTAGCCCGGCGGGTGCCGGCACATGGGCAAAGATCGCCGAGATCCGGTCGTCCCGATTTGTGGACGTTGATGTTGTTATTGGCACCCCTTACGATTACCGGGTGCGTGCCATCGACCGCAGTGAGAACCCCGGCGGGTGGAGTCTTACGGTTACCGCCACTCCCGGCACGGTGTCGGCCGGTAGTGTTGACCCAACCCCGCCCGTTGACCCAATCAACCCGACATTTAGCTCGTCCACAACCTATCTGAGCGGCGACGGCACCGTGCTGGCTAAGATTGCCATCAATGTTCCGATCTTTACCACCCGCACCGCGGTAATGAACCTGCTCTACCGTAAGTCCGGGGCGGCCGGCTGGATTGTTGCCGACCAGCGGAGCGTGGGCGGAGGCACTTCGGACATTGACGACCTCACGCCGGGTGTAGCCTACGATGTGGCGATTCAGGCGTTCAGCGCGTTTGGTGTCGGCTCAAACATTATTGCTGCAACCGGCTCGCCGTTTACCGCACCCAACAAAACAACCGGCCCGGCAGCACCCGGTGGCGTGTCTTACGTGGCGGGTGGCTCAACGTCCTTCGATCGCCCGGCACCCCTCCGAGGAGCAAACAGCCTTTTTTGTTTCAGGGTTAACTGGAACGCCACCGACCTTGACACGGCGTTTTACGAATGGGCGCTTACCTCGGTGGATAGTGACGCCGCAGCGGATGTGGCCTTCCATAACCGGGTGGACACACTGGAAGCCATCGTCTCCAACGGTATCCCGGTCTCGTCGTTCTTCCGTGTGCGTGGTGTCAACAACACGGGGATTCGCGGAGCGTGGGGCGGTGGCGGGGTAAACATTAACGGTTCCGGTCTTTGGGGTGTTGCAGGTGGCACCATGATGTCACAGAACGCCAGCAGTGTTTCCATTACCGGTGGCACCATTGCGGGCATTACGGACATCGCCGTGGCCGACGGTGGCACTGGTGCCAGCACTGCGGCAGGTGCCCGGGCGGCACTTGGAATCGACGCACCCACACTAGGAGTCCGACGTGTCTCCCATGTTGAGGTCTTGGTGGGCGGTGCGGCATCCGAGACGTTTACCTATACCCACGGCATCGGCACACTCCAAAGTTACCCGACGATCCAATGCGTAAGTCCGGCCGGGGATGTAAACGCTTTCCACGATTTCGCATCAGCCGGTAACGACGCCAACAACAGTGTGTTCACGGTGTTTGATCCGGTCGGTGGCGTAATCGCAGCAGGTGCCCGCCGGTTTACGATCCACTTCATTGAATAACTTTCCGCCCGAGTAGCCGTTGGCTTGGTTCGGTGGATTACCGGAAAGTGGAAGGGGTGTGAGGGGGTGTAACATACCGGGACAACCTCACACCAACCCACCCCCAACACGGTAAAACCCACACCCGAGGGGTTAAAACCCCGGGAATCGCCGGGGTTTATAGGCAGGCACCCCACGTTGGGCCGACGTCACACCCCACGGATATCGGCACCCGGAAAGTATGGGACGACTCCATGATGTGTGACAGGTAGTCGAAAGCCTCCGCCGTGCCGGGTTCCCCCGTGTCACTAAAGTCCAACTCGTCGTGAACGGTTAACCGCGGCACCCCGGTAACGTCGAACACACCCTCCTTGTAAGCGCGGAGCATACAGAACTTCATTAGGTCGCCTTCGCCTCCCTGTAATTTATAGTTCAGACCCTTGTGGACATAGGCACGCTGCACGTTACCGTAGGCCCGAACCGCGGCCTCGTAGGCTAGGGCGGGACGGTCATCACCCCACTTCTTCGGTGACCACAAGTTGAACCGGGTCTTGCGTCCCATCCATGTCGTAATCACTCCCCAATTACGCGCCTCCTCGCTGGCGGCTTTCAGCGTGTCCTTAACGTAGGGAACCCCGAGGTGGTAAGTTTCCGCGAGTCTGGTCGCTTCCTCCAACGGCAGGTTCAGGGTGACGGCGAGCTTGTCTATCCCCATGCCGAACACGAACCCGAAGTTGATGTTCTTAACCGGCTTGCGGGGTAGTTCAATCCCCGTGATACGTTTAATCAACTGCTGAACCGCGGTGTGGTAGTCCGTCCGCGGGTCGGTGTTAAACAGGTGGCGGAGCTCGTCGCTGCCGGGTCCAACCGCGTAATGGGCAAGGAACCGATACTGGAGTTGACTCCAGTCAAACTTACGCCACTGCTTATGGCCGGGGTCGGGGACAAAGATACCACGCACCAACGGCCCGAGCTCCTCATCCCGGGACGGCAGGTTCTGCCCGTTGGGGTTGGACATGGCGAACCGCCCGGTGACGGTGCCGTTCTCGTCGCCCTTGAGCGAGTGGATACTAGGGAAGATCCGGTTGTCTATATGGGCGTTCAGGATGTAACCCTCAACAAACGTGCCGCGGGTCTTGGCGTATTGCCGGGTCTTACGGATAAGCCCGCCGACCGGGTGGGTCTGTTTGTTGAGGAACTCCTTGGTGAAACTTGGTTGCCCGGTGGGGTGGGCCTTCGACGGTGCCGTGCGTGGGTATGTCAGACCCAACTTGTCAAAGAGCTTGGCCAATGAGGCGGAGGCGTCGTGGTTAACCTCGAACCCGGCGAGCGAGTTTAATTCCTTGGCCGCGGCTTTCTCCCGCTCCTGTAACAGGTCTCGCACCCGCTCGGCCTCTTTAATGTCCACAGTTACCCCGGCGAACCGCATCTCGATAAGCAGCGGGATAAGTTCGCACTCCATCCGGAAGATGTTCCACAGACCCTCGCGGTGCAGGATAGGCCACTGCTTTTCCATTACCTGCCGCGGTAGGGTTATGTCGCCGACCGCGTAGTCGGCCACTAGCCTTGGCGGTGCCCGGTGGATGTTCGCCCGTTGTGTCGGTCCGACTTTGCCACCGTAGAAGTCGGAGAGCCATTGGTAGAGGATAAAACTGTCTTTGCCTTCTCCGATGTATTTGTGTCCAAGCACCTCCAAAGCCACGAGAGCGTCGCTGTCCAGCAGTGCCTCTGCAAATTGGACATCGTAGAGGTCTCCCCGCACGGTGACGCCCTCCTGCCGGAGCCAGCCAAGATCGTAAGTAAGGTTGGCGCCAACTTTGGGTTGTTCCTTCCGGCCAAATTGTTCTCGGGCCCAACCAAGGATTCGTTCTGGTTCATAATTGGTTTCCGGTTCGATACTGTGACGCATCGGAAAATACCAGCGCCCGTCGTCGTCCGCGCCGACCGCAATCCCCGCAATGTGGCCACCGCCCTTGCGTGCCCAACCGGGACCGTGCCCGGCTTCCATAGAAATGTCCTTGGTTTCAACGTCCACCGTAATCACGGAGGCGCGCTCGAGGTTGGGCAGGTCGCGCAGGGGTTCCCACGTTGTCGGAGGTATCTCCGGCATGACGCGCACGACGTTACGCTTGCCCGAGGCGGTAACCTCGACGTCCTCCCAAAAGAGTCCAATGGCGTCGGCCCTCATTGGCGGGGTTTGGGGGAATGGGTGGTGTGGTCGGACTCGACGGCCTGCCCACAGATCCAAGCGATGAGCAGGCCGACGCCCACGCCAACAAAGTAAGCAACGATTGCAAATGTGTTCATATTAAATACGGATGCCGGCGATACGTCCGCGGGCGTTGGGTCCGAAGAACGGACAGGAACCGGGGTAGGCGGTGAAGTCGAACGAGTCCGCCACCTCCCGCAGACGAAGCAGTTGGTGCACGTTGTAACAACCCGTCTCCGCCACCCCCGGGAGGTTAACCGATGTCCCACCGTGCTCGCTTTCCGCTTGGGTGGAAACCCGATCGCCAAGCAGAAACACCCGGCCAAGCTCGTCGGTAAACGGGGCGAGCTTTTCCAACGCCTCGAAGAACCCGGGAGGAAACGGTTGCGGGGAACAGTCAGATTCCAACAACGGGGTAACCTCCGGCCACTGTGCCTCGAACAGCTGGGTGCTTAACCACCGGCGGTCCTCGTAGTGGAAGGTGATACGGTTGTCTTCCATCTGGAGGCGACAGGGTGGCACCCC